CCCAAAAGGAATACACTAATACAACAATGCGTACTATCCATATCAATGAAAACTCGTCTCTGAGGTTGTTCTTCGTTAATTCGAGGAATCCTGAGAATACGTTTAATCATTTATATGAAATCGAACTCAATGGAAACATTAAGCTCGAGATCTATAGTGATCGTGAGTTATTTAGTGACCGACTGAATGAATCTGACTTTAACCTTACGGTAAGCAGATCACCAGCGTGCACAATAACCGCGACCAAGACATGCACAGTACCCATGAACCGAACAATAATGGACATCGATTCCGATTTCCCGAGAGTAGATGGAACTACTCAAGAGATCTTGGTTCGAGTTTATACTGGTAGGCCATGGTGTCATTGAAGTATTAGCTAAACCTTTAGGCCTGACACTAATAGTGTTGCACGACGCAACCTACAATGAATAGAACATCCTATGAAAGGAGCACTATGACTACCATTACTGGTATTAACATTGAAGGTTCGTTGTCTCACCGTTTACGCATAATAGGCTTACCCCATCACATGATCAATCCCTTAACGGAATTGTTTGTAAGATGGGTAGCTAACAGTGGAGAAGAGTGGACTGCTAAGCGTTTCAAAGCGCTTAAGGTCGACCTAATCCGCCAGTTGGCCGGTTTACCTAGTGCTGAACCCGGATGGATTCGTAAGAATCGCAAGGGCCAGTATTATGGTGTAATCGGGTCACTGTTTAGGTGGTGTATGGATAGTTCTAGAAAGAAACCTTCAGTGAAGCGTTTCAATCTAGTACTTCAAGCACTAAACTGTTATACTATACTTGAGTCCAAGGAAGCGACTTCGTCGCAGCTAAGGAAGTTCAAGGACGGTGTTCAGCATGTGCATGATGTAGACATCGTAGACCTTGTTACTTTCTCTGAAAGTGTACAAGAGGCTATGATGAACTATATTCCATCTCATCTACGCAGCGTGAGACGTGTAGAGAATCATTTGTCCTTGAAGAACTTTTCGCCTAATAAGCGAGCTCCTCGACCTCACGGTCTTGGTTCTGTTCCTCAGGATTTTGATCCTCTGGCAGAAGTACAGTTATTCCAACCCAATTCTCCCTATTGGAGTTTTGGCTGGAAATACAATGCACTATTTCAGCCTGTAACGGCTGGACTAGTGGGCCCTCACATAAAGCCTGTTCAACCTCTTGATGAGGTAGATCAGAAGCTTTATGGCGGTGAGGTTCATTATTTGCAGGAACCTGGTTATAAGCTGCGAGCAATCGCTAGCCCGTACCGGATCTACCAGTGTGCATTAGAGCCACTGGCTTCTGCAATATATGATATTGTTAAAGTACTTCCATGGGATTGTACCAAGGATCAAACCTTGGCTATACCCTATGTACAGCAACACTTGTCACGTTCCAATACAGTTCATTCCATTGATTTGTCTGGAGCTACCGACTACTTTCCATTGGAAATGCAGTCAACAGCCCTAAGGACAATCTATGGGGACTTAATTGATATCGAGTTATTTGAAGAGGTCTCACGCATGCCCTGGAAATCAGAGCATGGTGAGATCACTTGGAAAACTGGGCAACCACTTGGTCTTAGACCAAGCTTTGCTTCATTTACCATGACTCACGGTCTGCTTCTCTATCATTTAAATGATAGACGGCATGATAATGAGTTCTTCGTCGTTGGTGATGACGTAGTCATCCTCAATGACCAGCTAGCTGATCGTTACAGATCTTGGCTAGAGAATAACCGTTGTCCTTTCAGTCCAGAGAAGTCCCTTTCTTCAAACTCAATTGCTGAGTTTGCAGGTAAGGTGATTTACTCTAATGGTGTAATTCCTCAGTATAAATGGAGGAAGACGTCTAACGACAACTTCTTAGATTTATGCAGGAATTTAGGACCGCGCAGTCGTTCTTTGCTTACTAAGCAACAGCGACAAGTGTTTGACATTGTCAAACACATGCCGGCTCCTACCGGTCTAAACTTCTCTTACCCAGGATCAAACCTGACTAAGATGATTATAGATTCGGACAAGATACTCAGAAACATTGAACGAGCTAGTGTCAGATCCCTTGTGGACCTGTCGCGACGACTTGTAAATGTTATCTACAAATCACCGTCACAATATTCCATTGATCCAAAGTGGATTAAGGAACGTTGCGCTACTTTTGACGTAAAAGTAGTTAAGACATTCAGTCAAACCGTTGTAAAACGGTGGGACTTAATCGTTCTGATGAATGATTTGCCTGAGGCTCTCGGTATTGAACCGAGATTACCTCTCGAGAGTTATCAACCAAGTAGGCTGACGAGCCTCGAACGGTATAGGAAGCTATTACGCCTAACGGAG